GGCAATTTCTGATGCCAATAAGGGCAGAAATACCTGGATGAAAGGTAAGAAACATCGTCCAGAAAGCATTGCTAAAATGAAACAATCCAAAGCAGGAATGTTCTCAGGAACAGACAATCCTAGAGCACAAACATGGGAGATTGGGTTTGACGATGGACGCACAATTGTGGTAAAATCATTGAGCACCTGGGCACAAGATAATGGATACAAATACACAAGTATCCGTAATCTAATGTATCACAAAACCAAACAACACAAGGACATTGTTTCACTGAAAAAATTATGAATCAGGAAGAACTTAGGCAAGAACTTCGTGTCTGGTTTAGTTCATGTTTAGCAGCAGGACTTGAACCCATTCACATCTATGAGATGCTGTTATCTGAGTCAAAAATTTGTAAAGATCGTGCATTAGAACATTATGAACAAACGAGTGAGATTCATGATTTATTGATTGGTAATTTGTTACCATCTGACTTCAATCCATGACAGTTGAGTTACCATCAGACTTTCCACATTCACCACCAGAAGGATTTTCTTATCTCACTGAACAACACAATGCTAGCACTGTTTCGATTTGGTTATTACATCATCGTCGGTATGTTTTTCGTGATGATGATAAACCTGTTCGGACAATCTGGGGATTTTGCAAAACAAAACGAGGAAGGAAAGGTTGCTCCACAACGACTTACTTTGCCCCCATCAACTCAAATAAGATAGGAAAAGAAGTTGACATTGCATCAACAACTCCTTATACTTCGATGCAGTTGAATTTCTCTAATGCCCTCGAATCTGCGTTATTCGGTTGCACTTAATCACCTGTATGCATTGTGTGAGTGTTTAGAATGGGATCCAGAATTGACCCGTAATCTTATCACATTAGAAACCGAATTGAACTATCGCCAATGTTTACTGAAGGAACAATCATCGAATACAAAGGACACCAAGGACCGATTAAACATGTGAATGATCATGCAATCACCTTTACAATTTCTCTTTCTCCTGATAAACTTAGAGAGGTGAATATGGTGGTTTACAATCACTCATTTGATCAAATTACATTGCCTGATAGTAAATGAGTATACAAGTTGTTGATAATTTCCTTCCTGAAGATCTATTCACAGAACTATCAGAAATCATACCATATGAAGTGCCGTGGCATTACAACAATGGTTCTGTATATGAAGGAGATGGTTATCCACAATTTGTTCATTCTTTCTATGATGAGAATAAACCAGAAGGAGACTTTGCCGATGATATGTTAAACATCGTCAACGAAATCAATGATCTTTATTGCATCTATCGTATCAAGGTTAATGCAACACCAAAAGCAGAAACATTGTATCTTAAACCTTATCACATTGATGTAGAAGATAATGATTCAATTCCTGGTCAAATTATTCCTGCACCATTAAAAATCTGTATTCTAATGATTAACACTAACAACGGATATACACAGATTAAAGATGATAAAGGAATGATTCATAAGTTTAAAAGTGTTGCGAACAGAGCACTATTCTTTCCCAATTCTTATGAACATACAGGGACAAATTGTACTGATGAACATTTAAGATTAGTTCTTAATATCGTATATGCCTAATGAAAAATGTTTGGAGATTATGGTGTAAAGCATTAGGAGAAAAAGCAACACCAAATGATAATGAGTCTGATAAAATTGCAATCATTCGATCTTTAATTTTTCTCTCTTATTTGATTACAAACATTGCTATTGTAGCAAACGCAATTCGTCATTGGAATGATTCAAACTATGATCAACAAGTTCAGTGTAGTGTATCAACAACCCAAGAACAAATCAGGGTATTACAGTAAGCAAGAAGCAACATTTTTTGATGTAAGGGATGCTATGCTCTGGGAACGTCATGTGAAAGAATTAGGATGCAAAAACGTTGAAATTGTACCTATTTTGAGTTAAAATTGATTTAAAATGTATTTAAAAACATATATGAGTGTTTATTAACAAGTTGTGGAAAAACCTGTGGAGAACCTTGATAGTAACTGTGTAGGGTCTTCAGAGACACTTTGCAGTGATTTTATGCCTTCTTAAATGTCTTCTAAATCCTCCTACTTATTGTGATCCTGGCGTGCAGTCTATCAGAATTTCTCAGAATTGTCAACACCGACCCCACAAAAATCTCAGAACCCTGACATAAATAACCAAAATCTTTCTGAGTTTTATACATAAGAATATCGCAACACTTCGTGGTATTCTTGACAAACAACTCAGAATGGTTTATGATAACTGAGCAGTCAAATCACCAGAAGAATCATGCCTTACGCACAAAAATCCAAGTATCGCATCACTCTTGAGATTGAAGCAATGGATGACTTTAACCCGCATCAGATTGACTGGGAGAAGTTATTTGAATTGCAGGGTGATGAGAAGGTCGAAAGTTACATTGAGGACCTCTCTAGTAAGTATGATTCACTTTGGTAATTCTGTGAGTTGTTATCACTAACTGCCGCGGCTGCCTAGGGACAATTGGCAAGGTGTCCACTATTCCCGCACAGCACCCCAAAATCGTGTATCTTAAGGGAGTGGAAGGGACAGCACCCAACCACAACAAACAGTCTCTCAATTCTCTCATCATGCGTAAGATCGAACAGCAAATGTGTGCCGCAGTTCAAAAGAACATCAACTGGAAATCTGGCAATACTTCTGTTCACTTTTCCGAAGAATATGGCACTTCTACTGTCTATCTGCACGACAATCTGATTGCAATTGTTTCTGATAATGACATGGAAATCTTTGATGGTGGTTGGCAGTCCAACACTACAAAGTCTCGTCTCAATGCACTTTGCCAAGAATTCTGCATTGCTGGTGAAGGTGTCTTTCAGAAAGATTTCCAGTGGTATGTTCGCAAGTTTGTCGGATGTATCAATGGAAAGAATATCTTCAAGAATGAAGAATTCCAGTCTGGTTATGTCTTTGCCTGATGCACAATTGACCTGGTGATGTCATTAAACTCACCGACAGTTCCTAACACTTTTCTCTTTTTATTATGACCCGCACTCTTGCACTTGGTATGCTCCGTCAGGGTAACACTGGCAACGACATTCTGCAGATTCTCGATGTTATCGAAGCAGATGTAATTAACGAGAATATCGATGATTGTGCTCAGCACTATGCTGCAATCAGTGCAGACTTTGAGTTCTGAGAATAACACTGAGGGCAGGTCATTCTGCCCTCTTTGATTATATCACAGTTTTATTCGTTCGTCAACAGCAGTTGTTGATATTATGGGGGTTCGTTATAAAAAAGCATTGGGAACCTAACCTACAGAGGTGACAATTCGACCTCGATATAACACTTAGAAAAAAATTTTCCGAGGGTATAAACCGTCCTTGTAAGGTCGCATATATAATTTGTCGATGGGTTTCATTGCCCGTCAAAAAATTTCGCAGAAAAAAATTGGTCCTATATGGAAAAACTATATCATATCTACGCAGGTAAACAATGTCTTTTTCCAAATATTAAGGAAGAAGAATTCAATACTACCTGGAATACTGTAAAGGGTATGGTTGGTCTGATGCAGACGAACTACACCGAAGAAGACTTATCTTATGAGGAAGTCATCATTAATCGTCAACAAATGCTCGAAGCATCTTATTGACATATTCACTGTACACTGATAGAATTGATCTGAAGGTTATTCAAAACTATGGCAAAAGGATTTACTGTTAAGGCAAACGCACCAAAGAAAAAGAGTGCAGATGTTGAGTTTGACATTCCAGCAATCAAAGAACGGATGAAGGGTAAGAAGATTGTCTTCTGTCTACCTGGACGTGGTTGCTCATTTACGTTTCTCAAAAATTTTGTACAACTATGCTTTGATCTTGTACAAAATGGCATGAGTATCCAGATCAGTCAGGATTACTCATCTATGGTTAACTTTGCACGTTGTAAGGTACTTGGTGCAAATGTACTACGAGGTCCCAATCAGAAACCCTGGGACGGCAAACTAGAGTATGATTATCAACTCTGGATTGATAGTGACATTGTATTCAACACTGATAAGTTCTGGCAACTCTGTGATGGTGCGATTGCTGCTGATGGCACCGAGAAAGAAGTAGTTGCTGGTTGGTATCTCACAGAAGATGGAAAGACTTCTTCTGTTGCACACTGGTTGGAAGAAGAAGACTTCCGTTCCAATGGTGGAGTCATGAATCACGAAACCATTGAGACACTACCTAACCGTAAGAAACCATTTACAGTTGACTACACTGGTTTCGGATGGGTACTGATCAAGCACGGTGTATTTGAAAGTCTTGAGTATCCTTGGTTTGCTCCTAAGATGCAAGTCTTCGAGTCTGGTGCAGTACAAGACATGTGTGGAGAGGACGTATCATTCTGTCTCGATGCAAAGGAAGCAGGATTTGATATCTGGTGTGATCCTCGCATTCGTGTCGGTCATGAAAAGACACGGGTAATCTGATGAACATCGACATCTATTATCAAGGTAATAAGATGTATTCTAATGTCACTCATGAGGAAGCAGCAGATATTCTTCATGAGTTAGCATTAGAGAGGTATGAGGAAAAGAATGATATTGATTTAGATCAATTGGAAATTGTACAACGTGTAGAATGAGAATTGCAATTATAGGCAAAGGTACTTCTGCGATTATTACTGCTCTACGTCTGATTCAAGATGATCATGACGTAGAGTTTTTTTATGATCCAGATAAAAAACCTTTAAGTGTAGGTGAATCAACCACACCACATATTCAGTCATTAATCTTTGAATCTCTGGATATCACAATTGGAGATCTTGCGGATGCAGGTGTAATCTCTTACAAGAATGGAATCAAATATATTAACTGGGGGAGTGGTGAATCATTCCGTCACCATTTTCATGGAGGTGAAGTTGCTTTTCACTTTGAGAGTGGGAAGTTAAATCCATTCATTCACAATCATTTGGAGAAAGAACTTGGAGTTGCTTATCATCCTGAGAGAGTTGATGATTATGACATTGAGGCTGACCAAGTTATTATTAATGATAAGGAGTACGACTTCGTAGTCAACTGTGCAGGGTGGGATGACGATTCCGAATATTATAAACCAATCTTTGAGACAGTAAACTCTGCGATCTTATATACCTCAGAGTCCATTGATGATGTGACTTATACTCTTCACCGCGCTACTCTGGATGGATGGGAATTTGGTTTACCATTTCCCGATAAAGGAATTACAAAGCACGGATATCTCTACAACCGTAACTTCTCGGATCCAAAGATAGACGGAAAGAAAATTACATGGACCCCGCGTTTCTCGAAAAAAATACTTCAGAATCCTTTTGAAGCATACAATGGTAATCGACTTTTCTTTCTTGAACCATTGGAAGCATTATCATTATTTTATTATAGTGAATTTGCATCATCAATTGCTGAATTCTTAAAGACTGATCGAGATGAAAAATCATATCAAGATGTGAATACACATTATCTAAAAACTATGACTTCTTATATGAAATCAGTATCATGGTTTTATTCTTATGGATCGATCTATGATTCACTTTTTTGGAAAGTAACACAAGCACGGGCAAATGTATATTTTAATTCTCAGTGCTTTTCAAATCGTCTAGACTCATTACTAGAAGCATATTATTCAAAATCAATAAATATTGGATGTTTTGATTATCATGACTTCAAGGATGTTCATTGCGGAATGCTTCAGAGACCCATCGAGGAGGTCCTAGAAGGTGTGTTTAAATACCCATTAGACCCTTTACATATCCAGGATGATCTTGTATAATATAGAGGTAAACACAACGGAGTTACATGGCAGTACGTTCAAAGATCGGTCTATCAGGTGTTAATTTCATGCCTGGCAAACCCAAGAAGACTCGTCAGGGTTCAAGTCAGCACACCAAACTTGCAGCATCTTCACGTAATGGTAAAAAGAAACGTTATCGTGGTCAAGGTCGGTGATACATAGAACAGATTAACTGTTCTTAATGTCAGCACTTATTTGTAACCTCCCATCAACAGAAGTATGGGTTAGAAAAGAATATCTCACAGATCATCAGTTTGGTCATGGTGAGTTTGTTAAGGGCGTTTGGGTATCGGCAAAGTCGATACCTGGACGTGCTTTTTATTTTGAGACATATTTGCCAGAATATGCAGCAATGTACGATAAATTGCCTATCAGTGCCTTTTTATCGGAACCAAAAACTCCAGATCCTGATATGAATCTTCCAAATCTTCAATTTTGGAACTGTATGGACTATGGAGTAGTGTCAATTCATAAGAAATTCATCGGTTCTATGGACTTTGAACTGTATACAAGAGACTATGGCATTAAAAAAGGTACTTATATTTGTACTATAGACAATTATCATCAGGATCCTGACGTTATTGACTATGCAACGAGTGAAAATCCTGCTGAACATAAGTCACATAACCTCATCGAACTTGAAAATGGGCAGTATGCACTGTATCCGAACAACAGAATGCGTATTTTTGACAATAGTTTGACTCCAGAAGAGCCAAAAATGCCCGATTTTAAGGTTTCGACCAAATATTACAGTGTTGAAAACGGTTTTGAACGTCTTGGAATGGGTCGAGAGGACGAATATTTCTGGAAAACTGCTCAAGAACGTAAAAAAGAGGAAGAAAAACCCGAAGAAATGTATAAATCGCAAGAAGGAAGGTTTTTAGATCCGCAATAATTCGTCTAAATAGGTTGATAATACCTAGTTTGCGTGTACTGATGCCTGTAGAAAGGATAAGTAGAGGGTTTAAAGACCTTAGTATGACTTTCAATTCAAATCCTCTCACTGATGATTTAATAACTTTGAAGAATGATGTTGCAATTGCAAGATCAGTTCGCAATCTAGTGATGACATATACTGGAGAACGATTCTTCCAACCAGAACTTGGTTCTCAAGTATCCCGTTTGTTGTTTGAACCTATGTCACCAATTGTAAGTGATCAGATAAAGGATGAAATAACACGCACAATTACAGCATACGAACCAAGAGTTGAATTGCAAACGGTTATATGTAGACCAAGATATGATGAAAATGATTATTCGGTAACTGTTAAATATAAGATAATTGGACTTGATTTAGCACCAACAGAACTTTCATTTTTACTACAACCAACGAGATAAATGACAATTACTAAATTTACAAGTCTAGACTTTGAGCAGATAAAAGAGACCTTAAAGTCATATCTACGTTCTAACTCAACGTTTTCTGATTATGACTTTGAAGGATCTACTTTATCCACAATTATAGATCTTCTTGCATATAACACATACATTGCTGCATATAATGCAAATATGTTAAGCAATGAAGTTTTTATTGATGGTGCTACTCTTAGAGAAAACGTAGTTTCTTTAGCAAGAAATGTTGGATATTTACCAAGGACAAAAACTTCTGCTAAGGCAAACATTAGTTTTTTTATTGATACTTCTGACTTATCATCTGCTCCTCGTTCGATTACTTTAAATAAAGGGTCTGTAGCGATTAATAGAACGAATAATACAAATACAAGTAGAACTTTTTGTATTCCAGAAGCAGTAACTGCCACTGTATTTCAAAATTCAGCAACTTTCGATAATATTACAATATATGAGGGTTCATTGATTGAATCGACATTTACTGTTGATTCAAATCAAGTAAATCAAAGATACATTTTAGATAACGTTGGAATAGATTATTCAACAATTAGAGTTACTGTAAAAGATGATTTCTTTGCAGATGATTTTGTTGTTTATACGATGGCATCATCTATTTCAGAATTAACACCGACCTCAAAAGTATTTTTTATACAGGAAATTGAAGATGAAAGATATGAATTAATTTTTGGTGACGGTGTATTTGGAAACAAATTACAAGATTCTAATTTGATTACAGTTTCATATATTGTCACAAATGGTGAAAGTGGAAACGGTCCATCCAATTTTACATTCTTAGGGAGTTTGGTTGATAATAATGGTAACGTTATTGCTAGAAACGTTTCCGAAATTGCGGTATTAAGTCCTGCTTCTGGTGGTGCAGATATTGAATCGGTTCAATCGATTAAAAATTATGCTGGAAGGACATATGCATCTCAAGGTAGAGCAGTAACATCAAATGATTATGAAACAATTGTTAGAAAAGTATATCCCGAAACGGAATCTATCAATGCTTTTGGTGGTGAAGAACTTGATCCACCAAGATTTGGTAAAGTGTATATTACAATTAAACCTAAAACTGGATTATATGTATCAAATGCTCTTAAAGATAGCATAAAAAGAGAACTTAGAAAATATTCTGTGGCAGGAATTGTCCCAGAAATTTTAGATACTAAATTCCTGTTCGTTGAATG